ATGCGGCTGATTGATGGCGACGTGCTATGGGAAAAGCTTGATGACGAGCCGTGGTACGACAACGCAGATAAGATCGACTCTCCGAAGCGTGAGTCGGTCATGGAAAAACTGGCACAGGCCGCAGAAAAAACTGCGCCTGCCAGTCCCTCCCCCAAACGCAAAGAACCTGAACGATAAGGAGGACTCTGATATGAAAAACGAAAAATGGGATGATGTTCACGGAAATACCACCCCGGATGACAGAATGGTTGCTTTTCTGGAAAGCCCCACGGATTCCTATGCGATTCTTCAGCTGCGGGAAGATGTAGACGATAATATCCCGCTCATGTTTGCAAATTACAGCTACCTTCAGAAGAAAGAAATGGAGCCTGAGATTGACCGTTACGAGGTGGTCTATCATGGCTCCATTTCTATGTCTGAGGATGTGAATCGGCAGCTGGAAGATTTGTATGTGAAGTTCAATATTGACCACCCGAATGATTTCCGTGGTCACAGTATGTCAGTCAGCGACATCGTGGCCTTAAAGGTAGCCGGTGAGGTATCCTTTCACTATGTAGATTCTGTCGGGTTTCAGAAGCTGGAAAACTTTATGAAGTCCGAAAACTACCTAAAAAATGCAGAGATGGCAATGGAAGATGATTATGGGATGATTGACGGTAGGGACGAAATTGCTTTGCCCATCGTGGCCGCTGCTCCCACCGTCGATGCTGTGGTCGTTACTCGGTGCAAGGACTGCCGAAACCATCGGGAGCTGAATCGGAAAGACAGACTGGAAAGTGGATATGCCGAAGGCGTCTTATGGTGTATGAACCGTTCTGATGGAGTATGGGCGGACGGTTTTTGCAGCGATGGCGAGCCGAAGGAGGTGTAACGAATGGAATCTTTTGTTGAAGGCGTTGGAATGTTCTTTATAGCGATTGGCGGCATTGCAGCGATTCTTGCAGCGTTATGCTTTTTATGGTGGCTGGTTGAGACTGCATGGATTGCAGCAAGCAACAGATTCCGCGATATCTGCAAGGCGGAAAGTCTGATTTTTGAATATCGACGAGAGCGCAAAGAATATCTATGGTGGAAAGAGCACGTGAAAGGGAACGTATATGCTGACGATCACGATTAAAGCCAACGTCCCCGTTGCTGACGCGCAGGGCATCAAGGAGCGCATCGCCATGGATATCGAGCAATACGGAGACTGCAAGGTTGTGAGCATCGTGAGCGACCGGGGACGGGAAGAACAGATACGAATGGAAGGAGCAAAGTTATGAGCATCAATGTGAAGAAGTACACCAAAGACCAGATGGCGAAGATGGTGGAGGACTCGCAGGCGGAAGCCACGGCGCTTGAAGCGGAAATCACCGAGATGAAAAACTGCATCGACGAGAAGAATGATTTGATCGCCGAGTATGCGAACCTAAAGGCGGCGATGCAGCGAAAGAACGCCGCCCTGACCGAGCAGATCAGCCAGATGAACGGCGAGGCCATTACCCGCGAGAACGAGATTGCGAATCTGAAAGCAGACGCGGATGTGCTGCGAAACAAACTCAATGCCACCGAGGCGGCGCTTGAGTGGGCGAATGCAGAGTTGACGCATTCTGTCGATGAAAAGAACGCGCTGCGGAATGACGTAACTAAAATGACGGATAGAGCCGCTTTTGAGCTTGGGCGCGCTGACTACGCAGAAGCCCACCCGTGGCGTAACCTGTGGGCGTGGATGAAGCGGAAGGTGGCGCGCCATGAGTAACGATCCGTTTAAATGGAGTACACCGCCGAGAGGGAGCGCACCTGCCAATAGCCCGTGCATCGAGCATGACAATGTAAGTCACCCCGCGCATTACACGGCGGGAGGGGTCGAGTGCATCGACGCCATTGCGGCCGCATTGACGTGCCAGAAAGACCCGATGCAAGCATGGCTGACGGGACAGGTGCTCAAGTACATGTGGCGCTGGCCGCTGAAAAACGGCAAGGAAGATCTGCGAAAGGCGAGATTCTATCTTGACAGGCTGATCAACAGCGCGGGAGATGATTGAGGTGATGCGATGAGCACGTTTCCTGATCGGCTGCGGAGGTTACGCGAACGCCAGCAATTAAAGCGCTGCGTTCTGTCTGAGCTGTGCGGGCTGAACCGTAACACCATCAAGCGCTATGAGATGGGGACGCAGAAACCGTCAATGGACGCGCTGATAAGCATTGCTGATTATTTCGGCGTGTCGATTGACTACCTGCTTGGCAGGTCGGACTATCCAAAAAGTTTATAAAAATATTTTGAAAAACTCACTTATAAGTGAGTCAGGGTATTGCAATCATGAGAAAATTGAACCGCAGAGGTGTAAAAGCCTTTGCGGTTCTCTCATTTATGGCGTTTACCTCCTGCGCCATAGCGGGGCGCGGTGCTTTTCATCTTTTCACACCGCCCCCCCCGCGATCTGCCGCACGCACGATGCAGCCCACGATCAGGGCCGAGAGGGCGCGCCTCTCATGCGGCACAGGACCCCGCGCACCTCTCAACGATGTGTCCCAGCGGGGACATACACAGGCGTAGCCAAATGGTAAGGCATGGGACTTTGACTCCCAGATGTGCAGGTTCGACCCCTGCCGCTTGTGCCAGAGGCCGGGTCGCGCCCGGACAATGTGAGACCGCCATCGTCATGGCTCACATGGAAATGACAACGCTCGCTGAAAACTGCACCGTGGGAGGGAAACGCCTCAGCGTAATGGTGCTGCGCTTGTAAAGCAGCAATCGGTGATGTGATAATCTAAGCGGGAAAGACGACCAAAGTGCACCGTGGCTTAGTTGGAAGAGCCATTCAGTGTAGAGTGCCCTTCGGGGCGGGTAAAGTCTGCTATGTAAGGCCAAGGGGCGGGGGTTGGTAGCAAAAAATAATTTGACAACGCTTATCGGCGTATCAAAGCGGTAATAGACTGTGACGGGCGGGTGAAATTAGACCGCAGCACGACAGTGAGCCGCAATTCGCCGCGATCTGCCGCAAGTAGCAGCAAGTTGCGGGCGAAGAAAAGAGAAGAAAATCTCCCCTTTCTTCCCCCTCTCTTCTTTTCCCCTTAAACCCCTTTATTATCTCTCCCCCTATAATCCCCCAAAAGAAGAGAAAAGAAAAAATAAAAAAAGAGAGGGCGGGCGCGCCCCGCGCGCCATTGGAGAGAAAAAAACTACGACAAAAGAGGTGGTGATGAGTGCCATTAACAGCAAAACAAGAGCGGTTTGTGCAAGAGTATCTTGTGGACTTAAATGCCACTCAAGCCGCCGCGAGAGCCGGGTATAAGAACGCTGAGAAAGGTAGGCAGTTAGTTACGAATGGTAACGTTTCAGCTGCTATCCAAAAAGCAAAGGCGGAAAGGCAGAAGCGGACGGAAGTAACGCAGGACTATGTGATTGAAAAGCTAAAAGAAATCGCGGACAAGCCTGCGTCTGATTGCACAGAAAGTGATTTGAAATACGCAAACAAGCTAAAGGCGCTTGAAATGCTTGCAAAGCATACAGGGGTGTTTGATAAGCAAGACAATTCTACCGCTGATTCCGTCGTTAAGGTGATTATCGATGTCTGATATTCTTCTGTCAGAGAAAATCGGCCCTGCGTTTTATGACATTGCACATGATATTTTCAGGCATGGGCATACGCACTACGATTTTAGCGGCGGGCGCGGTTCATTGAAATCGTCCACGGTCTCAATTATCGTTCCGCTTCTGCTGGTTTCCAATCCGGGAACGCACGCGCTTGTGCTGCGCAAGGTGGCAAACACGATTCGCGATAGCGTCTATGCGCAGTATATCTGGGCAATTGGTGAGCTGGGCATGGCGGCGTATTGGGAGGCCAAGGTTTCCCCGATGGAGCTGATCTACAAGCCTACCGGGCAGAAGATCATGTTTCGCGGCGCCGATGACCCAATGAAGATCAAGTCTATCAAAGTCCCGTTTGGCTACATTGCCGTGACGCATTTTGAGGAAAAAGACCAGTTTGCCGGACGCGCGGAAATCCGAACCATTTTGCAGTCCACCATGCGCGGCGGCTCGGTATTTTGGAATTTTGAAAGCTATAACCCGCCGATAAGCCGCGATAACTGGGCAAACAAGGACAGCTTGGAAGAACGCGCTGACCGCTTATGTCATAAGTCAACATATCTGCAAGCGCCGCCGGAGTGGTTGGGAGAACAGTTTCTTGCAGAAGCGGAACACCTGAAAGAGACGGACGAGCGTGCATATCAGCACGAGTATCTCGGCATTCCGGTAGGAACGGGCGGAAATGTGTTTGACAAGCTGGAACTGCGGGAGATTACCGATGAAGAAGTCAAAAGTTTTGACCGCATCTATCAAGGGGTGGACTTTGGCTGGTTCCCAGACCCATTCGCTTTTATCCGGCTGCATTATGATCGGGCGCGAGAGACCATCTATCTGCTGGACGAGATTTACCAAAACAAATTATCTAACGAGCAAAGCGCGACCATGATTAAGCAGCGCGGATATAACAACGTTAGAACAATCTGCGACAGCGCCGAACCAAAGAGCGTTGCTGACCTCCGCGCAATGGGACTTCCTGCGTATGAAGCGGTTAAAGGGCCCGGTTCTGTGGAATATGGCATGAAGTTCTTGCAGCGGAGAACAATCGTCATTGACAGGCAACGCACACCAAACGCTTACAATGAGTTTGTGGGATACGAATACGAAAGAAACAAAGACGGCGACATTATTAGCGGCTACCCTGACGCGAACAATCACCTGATTGACGCGACGAGATATGCGTTAGAGCCTGTTAGCCGCAGAATGGGAGTTATTGCATGAGCAGTGCAGTTATCCAAAAGTTAAAAGAACTTGGCTATACGACAATCCCGGAAGATTTTTACAGCCAAGTTGACCTCTGGAAGTCTTGGTATGTTGGAAAAGTAAAGGATTTTCATCAATACCGGCGATATAACGGACATAAGTGGACAAAGTGCAACCGTGCAAGCCTCGGCATGGCGAAAAAGGTTTGTGAGGACTGGGCAAACCTCTTGATGAATGAGAAAGTCCAGATCACGCTTGAGGGCAAGAAGGAGCAGGAGTTTATCGACAGGGTTCTGACGGCGAACAACTTCACGGTCAAGGCGAACGAAATGCAGGAAATGAAGTCAGCGCTCGGAACTGTGGCGTACATCCCGCGTGTGGTTGGGCAGGCCGTTAACGAAAGCGGCGAGATTGTGCCGGGGGATGTTTCCGGCATCGAGCTGGACTATGTGACGATTGAGCATATCTTTCCGCTGGCTTGGCAGAATGGATTTATCACAGAATGCGCGTTCGACAGCGTAGTCACGCGAGCGGGGAAGAATTACCTGTACTTACAGATCCATCGGAAGGACGAAAGCGGCCTTTACGTCATCGAGAACAGCATTTACCGATACGAAAACGAAACGCTTGCCGACGCACTGCTTACCGATGTTCCGGGCTTTGAAAGAATACCCCCTGTGGTACATACGGGAAGCAACAAGAGGCAGTTCGTCATCGACAGACCGAACATCGCAAACAATCTTGATTACCTGCTTCCGGTTGGTATCCCTGTGTATGCAAATGCAATTGACGTTCTGCGCGGTGTTGACTGTGCCTATGACTGCTACGTCAACGAGTTCGAAAACGGGCCGATGATGATGATGGTCAAAATGCCCGCCACAAGGTGGGAAGACGACGAACCGACGCTTGACGACAACGACCGGCGTTTCTATCTGCTTCCAGAGGATACGCAGCAAGGAAACGTCGTAGAGACAATTTCCCCGACGCTAAGAACTGAGCAACTGAATGTAGGACTTCAAGACCAACTGAACGCACTGTCCAGTAAGTGCGGCTTCGGCGAGACCTATTACCGTTTCGACGGCGGCAGCGTCGCGACGGCGACACAGGTAATCAGCGAAAACTCTACTATGTTCCGCACGATCAAAAAGCATGAGATTGTGCTCGAGCAGGCTCTCGTGGAGCTGTGCCGCATTCTGCTTCGGCTGGGCAACACGGCCATGAATGCTGGGCTGAATGAGGAAGTGGAAATCTCCATTGACTTTGATGATAGCATCATTGAGGACAAGCAAACCGATTTTTCCCGTGATATGCAGCTCTTGCAGGCGGGCATTATGAACGACTGGGAGTTCCGCATGCGCTGGATGAACGAGGACGAGGCAACCGCAAAGGCGGCGCTGCCGAAGATGCAGGACATGACGAACGAAGGACAAGAGGAGGTAGAGTAATGGGCGGTAGAGGTGGAGCCGGTGGCGGCATTGGAGCCGGAGAACCTGGGCGTGGTCGCGGTATGAGCCTTGCACGGTTTTTGTCGCAACAGGACATTGACCGAGCAAATGCGGCGTCCGTAACCGATATGGGCGATATTATTAGGCGCACATTCGAGCGCAACGTTGCTGAAATCAATGGACTTGAGATGTCGGACGCTGAAAAGGAAGACGCGGTAAAGCAGATGGCAACTATCGCAACAACGGCGCTCAAAACGGCGGCAGGAGCAGTTAATCCTTATGCAAGCGGGCCTGCGCGCCTGACAACGGCGCAGAAAACAGGAAGCGCCGCAGACAGAGCTGCAAGAGCGCGCGGTGAAATGGATAGCTACATGCGGAAATTGCGTGACCAGTCCAGTAAAAACCGCAAAGCAGCAGAAAACAAGGCGTTTTCCAATGCCTTTGTAACAGCGCAAAAGTCCGGCGCGTTGGAAGTTACGGTAAACGGCAAGAAATACCGCAGGGCTAACAAACGCAGCGGTACATGGCGTCCGGTATGATTAACTTTGAAAATCTCGACAAGTTCACATTCCCCGGCGTGGGCAAGTACGATATTCCACAGATCGAACCGGTAAAGGCGTATCCGCATGGCGAGTTTATCCCCGTGAATTACCATTACACCGCGAAAGACACGAAAAGAAAGATCGTACATTTCTTCGTGGACGATTATCAATTCATTCGGTATTGGAACACGCCTGACAAGTACATTCCGCAACTGGCGCAGTTTGCGGCGGTGTGCGCACCGGACTTCTCCACATACACGGATATGCCGTTGGCGATGCAGATATACAACCACTATCGCAAGCACTGGTTAGCGGCATACTGGCAGCTCCACGGCATGACGGTTTATCCCACTATATCATGGAGCGATGAGAACAGTTACGATTGGTGCTTTGATGGTGATCCCGTTGGCGGTGTTGTGGCTGTCAGTTCGGTAGGCACACAGCAGAACAAGGAAAGCAAGCGGCTGTTTCTGCGCGGCTATGAGGAAATGATGAAACGGCTTTCACCGGAATGGGTGATATTCTACGGAAAAGTGCCAGAGGAATGCGACTGGAATGTAATTCGCGTAAAACCGCACTATGATGAAATTGTGAAACGGAGGAAAGCGAATGAAATATCCGTTTCAGCCGGAAGTTCTTGATGCGCTGCCGGAAGAACTGGCGGAACTGTTCCGTGCGCTTGAAATCACGCTGCTTGACGAGATATGCAGCCGATTGGTCTTCGCAGATCAGCTCAATGAAGTTACGGTGCAGGATATTCAAGCGCTGAGATCGCACGGCATTGACCTAAAGGACATCGAGAAAGCAATCCGCAAGACAACCGGCATCAGCGAAACAAAGTTAAACAAGCTGCTTGACGATGTTATAGAGCGCAACCAGAAGTATTACACCGAAGTCATCGACCTTGCGCATGTAACACAGCCAGAAACGCTTGTAGACGCGGCTACAGTGGACGCAATTAAGCGGCAGACCCATGATACATTCCGCAATTTAACGGCTTCTATGGGCTTCCTTGTGGGCAACACGATGTTAAAGCCCGCGCGCGCTTATCAGTGGGCTTTGGATAACGCAGAAATGCAGATTCAGAGCGGCGCGATCAGCTACAATCAGGCTATTGCAAACGTTGTAAAGCAGCTTGCAGACAGCGGCTTGAAAATCGTCGACTATGAGAGCGGCCATCGAGATCAGATCGATGTAGCGGCGCGTCGTGCTGTGATGACCGGCGTAAATCAGATTTGCGCCAAGTACACAGAGCAATCGGCGGAGTATTTAGATACCCCGTATTTCGAGGTTTCCGCCCATGCTGGCGCGAGAGATAAGCCGGGGCCGTCACCGTGGTCAAGCCATAAGGACTGGCAAGGCAAAGTGTATTCCACACGCAGCGTCGACATCTACCCGAGCATCTATGAGGTTTGCGGCCTTGGCGCCGTGGATGGGCTGGAAGGAGCCAACTGCCGTCACCGCCGCAACGTTTGGGTTGAGGGCGTAAGCGAACGAACATATACAGACGAGCAGCTTGAGCATATTGATGATGATCTCGGCTGCGAGTTTGACGGGAAGAAATACACCGCATACGAGGCGACGCAGATGCAACGGCGTGTTGAACGCCAGATTATCAAGCAGAAAAGGCTTGTAACAGCGTATAAGGCAAGTGAGCAAAAGGACGAATATTATGCCGCAAAAGCGAAACTTGTAAGACTGAACGCCAAATATAAGGCTTTTAGTGAAGCGGCGGTGTTGCCGATGCAATGGGAAAGGACAAAGGTGCTGTATTGAACTGGGAAGAAGTCAAAAAGGCAATCGATGCAATTCTAAAGCGAGGTAACGATGTGGAAATCCGGCGCAAGGGCGATGGTTGCATCGTTTTAGAGGTTAAGAAAACAATCAAATACAGCACTTCCGCACAATAGGGCGCGGGAAAGGGCAATAGGAGCCGAACAGTACGCAGATTTTGCGTGTTGTTCGGCTCTTTTGTTTTATCAACACTGACCGACAGGTCGTTAAACAAGGAGATTTTTATGGCAGAAGAAACCAACGTGCAGAGCACGGGAACGACTGCGCAAGAGCAGGAAAAGACGTTCACTCAGGCTGACGTTGACAAGATGATTCAGGCAAGGCTTGACAGAGAACGGAAGAAGTACCCCAGCGAGGAAGAAATCACCGCATACCGCACATGGAAAGACGTCCAGCAGACCGAACAGGAGCGACAGGCAAAACGCGATAAGGAGCTTGCGGACAGTAAGAGCGCTTTATCCGCTGCACAGTCTGAGCTTGAACAGGTCAAGCGTGACAAGTACGTGCTTTCCAAAGGCCTGACTGGCGATGATGCAGAGTTTATCGCGTTTAAGGCCCTCAGGATGGTGGACGACGAGACCACTTTTGAGCAGGCCGTTGATAAGCTCACGGAAAATCGTCAGAAAGTCAAGTTTGACTGGACGGCTCCTGCAGGCGGCGGCGACAAACCGAACGCAAATAATGCCGCGATGAACAATCTGATTCGTGGCGCACTCAAGTAACGAAAAGGAGATTACAACATGGCAAGTATTGATCGTTCCGCACTTTCCGGCCTTATTCCGGAACCCGTAACCCGCGAGATCATGCAGGGCGCTATCGCGGAATCCGCTGTCCTGCGCATGGGCCGTCGTCTGGCGAATATGTCCAGCAAGACGCAGACCATCAACGTGCTTGATGCACTTCCCTCTGCATACTTCGTCAATGGCGAAGCCACTGACGGCGGCGCAGGTGAGGCATTCAAGCAGACCACCAAGATGGCGTGGGACAAGAAGAAGCTGTACGCCGAGGAAATTGCGGTTATCGTCCCCATTCCCGAGGCTGCTCTCGATGATGCGGACTATGACATTTGGGGCGAGGTCAAGCCCCGTCTGACCGAGGCTTTCGGCAAGGTCATTGATGCGGCTATCCTGTTCGGCACCAACAAGCCCAGCACTTGGCGCACTGGCGTTGTTCCTGCTGCTATCGCTGCCGGTAACGGTGTTCCCGTCGGCACCAACGTGTTCGATGACATCATGGGCGAGAACGGCCTTATCGCCAAGGTGGAGCTGGACGGCTTCAACCCCAACGGCGTCATGTCCGCCATCCAGATGCGCGGTAAGCTGCGCGGTCTGAAGGACACCACCGGCCAGCCCATTTTCAAGTCCGATATGCAGGGCGCGACCCGCTACGGGCTGGACGGCATGGATATGTATTTCCCCATGAACGGCGCTTTCGACCCCGCCCAGGCTCAGATGATTGTGGGTGACTGGAGCCAGCTGGTTTATGCCATTCGTCAGGACATGACCTTCAAGATTTTCACCGAGGGCGTTATTCAGGACCCCACCACGAAGGCTATCACTTACAACCTCATGCAGAATGATATGGTGGCTCTCCGCGCCGTCATGCGTCTTGGCTGGGAGATTGCCAATCCCATCAACGCCTACAATGCGGAAAAGGCAAATCCGTTCCCGTTCTCCGTTTACGGCAAGGGCGGCGACATCTCTGCTGTTACCGTCTCGCCCGCTACCGCGACGATGGCAAAGGGCGACAGCAAGGCGTTTACTGCTGCTGTTACCGGCGAGGGCATTATCAACGGCGAGGTCGAGTGGAGCCAGAATGGCACGAAGTCCAAGATCAGCGAAGACGGCTTGCTGACTATCGACTCCGCTGAGACTAAGACCAGTATCACCGTTACGGCCAAGTCCAAGCAGGACAGCGCGAAGACCGGCACTGCCACTGTTACCGTTTCTTAATCTGAAAGGAGCTGACCCGTATGACATACGCTGATTATACATACTACTCCAGTACCTATATGGGCACTGTGAGTGAAAATGACTTCCCGCGTCTTGTTGTCCGCGCCAGCTCCTTCCTCGACTACTACACGCGCAACAGAGCACAAGACAACGCTGACCTGGATGCGGTGAAGATGTGCTGCTGTGCGCTGGTTGACAAGTATGCGGTCATCGAATCCGCACAAGCACTGGCGATGAAAAATCTTGCCAATGCTGCGGCAAATGATGCGGAAGTAAAAAGCGAAACGGTAGGCAGTTACTCCAGAACGCTTGCAACAGGCGGGGAATCTGCTTTGTCTGCCCTCAATGCGACGGACGGGGCAAAGAACCTGCTGGCAGAAACGTGCATGGAATACCTTGCACATACCGGGCTGCTGTATCGCGGAGGTGGTTGTAGATGTACGCTCCCCACACTGTAACGATTTACAACATTGTGCAGGAGATCGACCAGACAACGCTTGATGAGGTCGAAAAGGTCTATACCACAATCCTGCGTGGCGTGATGTTGCAAGCATCGAAGGGCGTGAACGTGCGCGAAAGCGGCCTCGAGAGCGCGGACGCTGTAAATCTGTATATCCCGTTCGCCGTGGAAGCGGTGGACGGGGTAACAAGAAAGCCGAAAACTTACATCGGCCCGCAATCGTTTTTCAAAGCGACGGACAAATCCGACCTGTGGACGCTCTCATACAAAGGAAACGGTGGCATGACGTGCTTTGTGAAGGGTGAATTCGTTTCGGACGACATGACCGTCGTACTGAGCCATGACGATTGCTACAACGTGACCAAGGTTGATGCTATGAACTACGGTAGCCCCGATATGCAGCACTGGGAAGTCGGAGGTGCGTAATGGGCATCAAGTTTTCCGTGCACACTGACGGCATGGACGCTGTGAAAGAAGCCATTGCCAAAGCCTGCACACGCGCCGAGAACGTTTTAGCCGAGCAGATGGAGAAAGACACTCAGCCTTTTGTGCCGATGCTCACAGGCTCGTTAACGCAGCGTACAAGGGTAGTTGGCAACGACATCATATACCCCGGCCCCTATGCAAGGTTTCTGTATTACGGAAAAGTTATGGTCGACCCGAATACCGGAAGCACATACGCGCCGAAAGGCGGTACAAAGGTCGTGACTGACCGCAATTTAGTGTTCAACCACACGGCGCATCCACAGGCACAAGCCCATTGGTGTGAAGCATCGAAAGCACAGAATCTTGGAAAGTGGGCGCGTGTAGCAGAAAAGGCGGTGAAGAAGTACGGAACAGGTTAAAAAGACGGTCTCGGCAGCGGAAGAGGATCAAGTCTCCCGAAAGTTGCTTGCGTGGCTAAACACATTCCCTGACAAGCCGGTTGATTTGATTCGGTTCGAATTTCTCCCCGCCGATACTGCGGCGATGGCGCTGTCTACGATTCAGGCGGCATACATCGTACAAAAATACATTCTCGGCGGATATCAGGCGGAATACCAATTTAAGGTCATCTACCGCATGAAGCCGGGGAACAGTAACGACAAACGGCTCAAAGCTGACGAGCTGCTTAATGCTTTGGGAGATTGGGCGGCAAGCGAAACGCCGCCTGACATTGGCGACGGCCGCCGCGTCATCCGCATTGAGCCGACAACGCGATCCTCTCTTTTTGCCGTGTATGAAAACGGTGACGAGGATCATCAAATTCTTATGAAGATGAACTACGAGGTGATTAAAAATGGCTGATATGACCTTTAACACCACGGCGGGGCAGACCGTAGACCGCGAACTTCTGATCGCGTACCTCAACACGGGCGAAACCGGAACCCCCACGTGGTCTCCCCTCGGTACGCGCGTCACGGATTCCAGCATGGAATACGACTGGCAAGAGGATTCCTCGAAGGATATCCTTGGCACGACGCGCACGACCATGAAGAAACCCATCATCACGCAGACCTTTGACCCGTCTGATCTGGACGCTGGGGATCCCGCAATCGTCAAGGTTTGGAATCTTGCAGTCAAAGAGCAGAACGCGGCGGCGCTGGCGAATCAGGACGTGCTGATTGTTCACGCCTATGCAGGCACGGCAAAGACCGCAGTATTTGCGGAGCGCTATTCGTCCTGCATGGTTAAGCCCTCTTCCCTCGGCGGTGAGGGCGGCGGCTTTATCGGTATGCCCATCGACGTGACGCTTGGCGGCACGCGCACGGTCGGCACTGCCGCTATCTCCGGCAATACGGTTACTTTTACCGAGGGTGAATAAGGAGGAACATCATGCAGGAACTTAATTTTGGCGACGGCCTTGTAACTTACACCGTAAATGGAAAGTGCGAGGTGTCGTTTAACCCTACCGACAGCAACTTTGTCGAAAGGCTCTACCTTGCCTTTGAAGACCTCGACAAAAAGCAGGAAGGGTACAAAACGCAGATTGAAAAGATGGGAGACAAAAAGCTCATCTTTGAATTTGCTCGTGAGCGCGACAAAGAGATGCGCGAGATCATTGACTCCGTTTTCGGGGCGCATATTGCAGATAATCTTTTTGGCGGAATGAACGTTTATGCGCTGGCAGAGGGAGTTCCTGTGTGGTGTAACTTCATGCTTGCTGTAATGGACGAAATCGACAATACGTTCTCCCGTGAACAGAAATTCACGAATCCGAGAATCAAAAAGTATCTCGATAAAGTTCAGAAGCATTAAACGGAGGGCGGTATGGGCTACGGACTTCCTAAAAGCGTAGAGATCAACGACCAGAACTTTTCTATTCGATATGACTTTCGAGTTATTTTGACGATTTTTGAAGTTTTGGACGATGAAGAACTAAGCGATGAAGAACGGGCTTATACCGCCCTAAAACTCTTCTTCGTTGATTTTGATAATATCCCCGACTATGATGCGGCCATTGGGAAAATGTTTTGGTTTATCAACGGCGGGAAAACGCCTGATGACAAGAAAAAAGAACCAGAGCTTGTAGACTGGGAGAAAGATTTTCAACTCATCGTGTCCCCTATCAACCGCGTCCTTGGGAGAGAAGTTAGAGAAAGCGAATATGATGCGGATACAAACTCTGGGGGGATCCACTGGTTCACGTTTTTGTCTGCGTATATGGAAATCGGGGATTGCTTATTTGCACAGGTCATTCGCATTCGCGAGTTAAAAGCAAAAGGGCGTGCGCTAGATAAGTCGGACAGGGAGTTTTACCGGCGTAATAAAGACGTTGTCGATATTCCAAAAAGGATATCGAGAGAAGAGGCGGACACGCTAAGTGCGTGGTTAGGCAAAAAAGAACCGGCCCATGAGAGAGCCGGTTCGGATTAAAGCGTTATTTGTTTATTCTCGTTTTTCTTTAGATGCGCGTAAATCTTGCTGATCCTCTTGCCATTTTGCGGAGCAGCGGTTACGTCAAAGACAATGTATTTCACATCGTAATCGCTTTGGTACGCGAAAATAAGGTACTGTCGTACAATCTTGGACTTCTTTTTCTGTGTTGACCCGCCAAGAGCTGCGCCAATTGGGCCGAGTAAAATTCCTCCCGCAATTGCACCTCCAATACTCGAAACGTATTGAGTTTGAATTTCCTGCGGCGTCATAACAGAAACATCGATAAGCTTGCTTGGCGAAAGGGTGAATGTTTGCCCGCTCGCTGAAAATGAAATCGATTCCGGGGAACAAACGGCGGCGCAAATAGACCCCGCTGCAAGATCAAGCCCACCGACAAGTTGAAGCTTACACTTTACCGTTTGCATCTTTATTTTCTCTTCATACGTTGTGGGGAACGCTTTATTCATGGTTAACACACCCAATGGGATTGGGATTGCTATAAGGGCGATTCCAACCCAAACGGGCATGGTTTCTTGACCTTCTGGTGTTGTAATTGCACCAACAATCAACACCAGAAGAAATGACGCAAAGAACACAACAAGAAATAGTATTGCTTTTTTCGCCGTTTTCATTTGTTTTCCCTCCTATTAGATACGGTCTTATTACCATAGCACGACAAAAAACTAAAAGCAAGGTGGTGATTTTATGGCGGCTGATGGTTCCGTAGTTTTTAGCGCAAAGTTGGACGATAAAGATGCGCAAAAAGAGCTAAACAAGCTTGTCAAAAAGATCGACACTCTAAACGATAAAATCTATCAAAAACAGCAGCAAAAAATGCCGCTTGCAAAACAATCGGAAGAGCTTGCGGCAAGCCTTGACCAAGCAAAAGCAACACTTGAATCTATGCGCAGTGGCAATGAGTTTTTCACCGCCGATTCCGTGAAGGAGCAAGAGCACACTGTTAAATCCTTGCAACGAGAATATGATTCCGTAACTTCTAAAGTTGAGAAAATGGACGCGGCTATTCGCGCAGATACTCGAAGCCTTGACAAGATGAAAACAGACGCAGGGGCGCTTTCTGAAAAAATTTCTGGCGCAGGAACTCGCATGGTGGCAATGGGGGAAGCTACAAAGAAAGCAGACGCATTTCTTGCGCGGTTTTCCAACAGAGTTAAGCGGCTGGCGCTCAGGGCGTTTGTCTTTACGATTATTGCAAAAGCTTTATCTGTTGTTCGTGATTATGTTTGGAAGGTTATCCAGACAAACGATGAAGCGGTTGCGGCCATTGGGAACTTAAAGGGGGCGCTTCTCACTTTGGCGCAGCCTCTTCTTGGTGTAGTCGTTCCGGCTTTTATTGCGCTTGTGAATATCTTAAATTCAGTTGTTAGTGCAATTGCAAATATCGTCTCTATGATTTTTGGGACTACGGCAAAAAAATCGGAGGCAGCAGCAAAGAGCCTTTATAAAGAGGCAAATGCTGTTGAAAAAGTCGGCGCGGCGGCAAAGGACGCACAAGCAAATCTTGCAAGTTTTGATGAGATCAACACTCTGTCGAGTTCAAGCGGCGGCGGTGGCGCGGCATCTGCTCTTGCAGACCGCTTATCCCCTGTATTTGAGCAATTCAAGAGCGATGCGTATAAAGCGAAGATTGACGAAATCACGGCTTATCTTTGTGGTGCGCTTTTGGCTCTTGGCGCGATTCTCTGCTTTTCTGGTGCAAATATTCCGCTCGGAATTGCGCTCATGGCTGCTGGGGCTATCGGCCTTGTTTCACTCATCAAGGAGAATTGGGACTGTATGCCAAACAAGTTAAGGGCGGCGATTACCAACGTACTTATGATTCTTGGCGTATCTGCCATTGCGATTGGCGCGATTCTCTGCTTTTCTGGGGCGAATATCCCCCTCGGCATTGGGCTAATGATTGCAGGAGCGGCTATGCTGGGAACAGCAGTCGCCTTGAACTGGAACGCGGTCGCAGACAAAACGAAGGAAACCCTTGAGACGATTCTTGTTTACATTGGGCTTGCGGCGCTTGCAATCGGCGTAATTCTTTGTCTGTCCGGTGCTCATATTGCACTCGGAATTGGACTTATCATTATCGGGGCGGCTTCCCTTGCAAGCGCTGTTGCTCTGGATTGGAATAGCACAACGGAAAAGACAAAAAGCAAGTTAACGGAAATCCTGCTTTTTGCCGCAAAGAGTTTGCTTGCGCTTGGTATCATGCTTGCAATTTTCTGCCCAGCGGCTTGGCCTATTGCTTTCGGGATGATGCTTGCAGGCGGCGCTTCTCTCGTTACTGCAGCTGCGCTCAATTGGGACGCAATCCTTGAGAAACTCAAAGGCGTCTGGAATAGCATTAAGCAGTGGTGGAAGAACAGCGTTGCTAAATATGTTGGAGTTTCCCATTGGAAAGAGACAGGGAAGAAAATGATTAACGGGTTCCTTTCGGGCGTAAAATCCGCATGGGAAACTGTAAAAACGTGGGTGGCTAATGCCGTTAGCTGGTTCGGGAAAAAATTTGTTGAAGCGCAGAATTCTATTGCAAGATCGAATTCTGGCCGCAGCGGAGGATTTGGAACCAGAAGTGGTGGCTTTGGAAGTCCTTCTCGCGCCCCCTCGATTAGCCGTATCTCCGCTCCTGCACTGGCTCGCGGCGCAGTCATTCCCCCTAACAAGAAATTTCTCGCCGTACTGGGCGACCAGAAGAGCGGAACGAACATCGAAACGCCACTTGCAACAATGGTTGACGCATTTAAGCAGGCTATGGCGGAATCTGGCGGCGGTGCAACTACGGTCGTTATTCAGCTCGACGGTAAAGAAATCGCACGCAGCACCGTGAAGAACATTAACAACATGACACGCGCGGCGGGTAAGCCCGTGCTGTTGTACTAAGGAGGAGTAACATGGAAGTCCTTATTATCAACGGCACGGACTACTCCGATTTTATCGCCACAAAGGGTTATGGGTGGAGCCGCAACGACCTCGACAGCGATAAGACCACCCGCACAAAAGATGGGAAAATGCGCCGTGACAAGATTACCAGCAAGCGAAAGCTGAACTATACAACGCGCTCTATGCCTCGCGATAAGCTGGCAAAGCTCGATGATGACCTTAATGAGACAACGGTCACGGCCAAGTATCTCGATCTGCATGGCGTCAGAACCAGCACGTTTTATTGCTCGTCGATGGAATGCACGCTCGAAGAAGCAGCAGACGACAATGAGGTGTGGGGCGGCGCGACGTTTAACTTGATCGAGGTGTGATATGGGGCAGACGACAAGTGCGCTGTGGCGCGAGCTGCTTCACAAGCCCGGGACGGAACGCGAATACAAATTTATCATCAATGGTGTGGAATACGGGAAAGACGCGGAGGTTTCCCACTCTGTTGAATCTCAGCTGTTTGAAGAATTTGGCATCGGCAATGCCTGTTGCGCGACGCTGAAACTCGCAGTCGTCGCGGACAATATCCCGCGCGCCGCGACGATCAATCGCTATCTCAGGCTTGTTAATGGCAGTCAGGCGACAGACTGGATCCCAAAGGGCGTGTTTTTTACCAACCGCCGTTCCTGCGATGGGAATTATTGGGAACTCGAAGCATACGACGCTATGAGAAAGGCTGACGTTGTGTGGGAGCCAGAACAGTCGCTTAACTTCCCGATGACTATGCCTGACGCTGTAAATATCTTTTGCCAGTTGATGGGCGTGGAGCTGGATAGCCGCACAGTGCTCAATAGCTCATATACCATCGACTATCCCGCAAATGATTACACCATCCGCAATGAGCTATGTTTTATCGCAGCGGCGCACGGCGGGAACTGGATTATTACCGATGCAGGGAAACTGTTGCTTATTCCGTTGTTGTCCATGCCTACCGAGACGAACTATCTCATTACAGAAGCGGGCAACGCTATCACATTTGGAGGGGTGAGGATTCTTGTCTGATAAATATTACGTCGGTGGCGACATTACGAGTTTTTCCGACAACGGCAAGTATAAGCCTATTTCCCGTGTGACGTTGCTTGTGGATGATGAAAACAGCCTGACGGCGGGCGATGATACCGGCATGGAAGTTATTGCAAGTTGCCCTCACGCCACGCAGCCAATGGTAAGCGCGTTACTGCAAACCATGAAAGGCTACCAGTATCAGGCGTACGAAGCAGGCGCGGCAAACATCGATCCGGCGGCAGAGCTGGGCGACGGCGTGACGGTTGGGGGCATTTATTCGCCGCTTTCTAAACTCTCTGATGATGGGCGCGGATACGCGGGTATTTCTTCCCCCGGGGAAGCAGAGATGGAAGACGAATACCCAGCTGAGGGGTACATCACACAAGAGTTCAATCGCAAGATTGCCGAAACACGCTCGACTATCACCAAGACCAGCGAGGAGATCATGCTCAAGGTCAAGGGCGTTGATGGGCGCGTGACGTCGCTGTCGACGTCCATTGACGGCATTGAGGCCAATATTTCGAGCCTCAACGGCAGCATTACCAACATCAAGGCCGATATCAACGGCTTGCGCACGACTGTCTCGGGCAAGATCGACGGCAGCACAGCACAGAGCATGATCGACCAGAGCATTGACAAGATCACGCTGAGCGTATCGAGCAGCAGCAGCGGTACGACGTTCAAAATTCTCAGTAATGGTGTTGTCGTTGATTCGACCGGTTCGATCGACTTGCACGTTGACGCCGTCAACATTGACGGCACGCTGACGGCAAGCGAGATCGAGGGCGACACGATCACGGTGCGCAACGACAACGGACGGCGCTGCGGTTACATCTATACCGAGTACGCCAGCACGGCGGACTACAAAATGACGCTCGAGAGCAAGGCTATGGAGTTGAACGCGACGAGCGGAAACCTGTATCTGTCGGGGAATAACGGAAGATCAGCGCTCAATTTCGACTACGACTTCATCGATTGCCGCGGCGATTTCGCACCGAATGCAGATAACCGGTACAATCTTGGCGCACCAAATTTTGTTTGGAGCACGATCTATTGCAGCACGAACGAGTTGAACGGGTCCGACCGGAACATCAAGAACAGCATTGAGGCGCTGCCGGTGAAGTACGTGCGCATGTTTGAGCTCGTCGAGCCGAAGCGCTACAAGCTGAACAGCGGCACGAGCGGACGCTATCACACAGGCTTCATCGCGCAGGAGGTAGAGGACGCCATGCGCGCGTGCGGCATTGATTCGCAGGAATTCGCGGGCTGGGCGGCGGCCAAGCTTGATGACGGCAGCGAGACCTATTTTCTGCGGTACAGTGAGTTTATCCCAATTCTGTGGGCCAAGGTGCGCGAGCAGGAAGCGCGGATTAGAAGATTGGAGGCATCGGCATGAAAGAAGCAATGGAACTTTTGAGCAACGCGTTTGACACGCTGAATAACACGTTGGTTTTGGGCTCGGAGGCGGGCAAGATCAGCGTCGTCAAGGCGCAGATTCAAAAGGCTTATGAGATTTTACATCGCGAGGCGGAAGAGCAGGAGAAAGACAAGCGCGAGCTTGTCGCGCTGAAATATCAGCTTGAGGATGCAAAAAAGAAAGCAAAAAAAGTAAAGGACGGCGAAGCCGAAACCGCGAAAGCGCCCGAAGAAAGCGAGGCAACCGATGGCTGATAAAGCAATTTCCGACCTCACGCAAGCGTTACAGATCACTAACGAAGACCAGTTTGTGCTTGAGCAGGGCGGCGAAGCGAAGATGCTGAAAGGCGAAACGCTGCTGAAATTTGTCACACTGAGCGTCGTATCGGTCACGGTGACAACGCTGCCCGCAGGAAGCTCGGCAACGGCGACTTACGACAAGTCGACTGGTACGTTGGCACTCGGTATCCCGCAGGGCAGCAAAGGTGACACCGGCGCAACAGGTGCAACTGGCCCCGCAAACGTGCTGACCATCGGCACGGTCACGTCCGGCAAGGTTGCGAGTGCGACCATTACTGGCGAAGCGCCGAATCAGGTGCTTAACCTTGTGCTGGAGAAGGGCGACAAGGGCGACACCGGCGATAAGGGCGACACCGGCGACACAGGCCCGCAAGGTAAGCAGGGCATCCAAGGCCTGCAGGGCAGCCCCGGCGCAGATGCTCCCACGATTACCGGCATCACTATCCGGCAGAGCGACTATCACCTTATCGTGACACTGTCGGACGGCACAAGCTACGACGCGGGCTATTGCCGCGGTCAGGCGGGCGCTGGTACGGGTGACATGCTGGCGTCTGTGTATGACCCTAACAACAAGCATCAGGACATCTTTGCATATGTTGACAATGCCATCAAGGACGTCAAGGTAACTACTGATGCAACGCCTACGCAGGGCAGCGCGAATCCCGTGCAGTCGGGCGGCGTGTACTCGGCGCTCGCCAATAAGTTGGACAAGACCGGCGACGGCAGCAACGTCACGGCGGCGTTCACGGCGGCGGAGACGCGTACCAACATCGCAACCGGCGAGAAGCTGTCGGTACTGCTTGGTAAGATTGCCAAGTGGTTAGGCGACCTCAAAGCTCTTGCATTCAAGGACAAAGTTGCTAAGACTGACCTTGCAGACGACGTGCAGACAAGTTTGGGCAAGGCTGACAGCGCATTGCAGAGTGCGCCGGTCACGAGTGTCAACAGCAAGACAGGCGCGGTGAGCCTTGTAAAGGGAGATGTAGGTCTCGGCAACGTGGACAACGTCAAGCAGTACAGCGCAAGCAATCCGCCGCCGTATCCCGTCACATCGGTCAATGGTAAGACGGGTGCGGTGACTGTTCCGTCCGTCAATGTCCCCTCCACTACATCTCTCATCAAGGGCAATGGCTCGGGCGGGCTGGTGGCGGCGACGCGTGGAAGCGACTACATCGCAAGCGGCAACATCGTCAAGCAGACGCTCGTGGCAACGGAGACCACGCCGACCGAGAACTATGCCATCAACTGGGTGTACGGCTAAGGGGGGCGCGGAGATGGCAAATGCACAACTCGGCAGTAAGGCCGTCGGCAGTATCGTCAAGCTGAAAGTCAACGGTACGGCAAAAGAGTTCATCGTTGTCCATCAGGGGAAACCGAGTTCTCTGTACGATGAATCCTGCAACGGCACTTGGCTGTTGATGAAGGATATCTACGAGAATCGTGTCTGGCAGAGCGGAGACATCAACAAGTACGAAAGCAGCGACATCCACGCCTACCTGAACAGCACGTTTCTTAACCTATTCGACAGCAATATCAAGGACGCCATTAAGCAGGTGAAGATTCCCTATCGCAAGAACGGCGGTTCGGACGGCACCGACCAGAGCGGCGCGAACGGGCTGCCCTGCAAGGTGTTCCTGCTATCCGGTCCTGAAGCCGGCTTGGCTGGCGCAAGCTATATACCGAATGATGGCACTAAGCTGGATTACTTCAACGCGAACACCGGAGTAGACTCCAAGCGCATTGCATATCTGAGTGGTACGGCCACTGCTTGGTGGCTCCGCTCCCCGAGCACCTACAGCGCCAACTACGTGTTGGTCGTCAACTCCGACGGCGGCTACAACGACGACTACGCATCCAACTCGAGCGGCATTCGCCCCGCTTTGATGCTCCCGCAGGACATGGAAGTCGACAGCTCGGGCAATGTCACGCCGCCCCCACCGCCCGCTACACACAAGACCCTCGTCAACGGCACGGCCTACACCGTGCGGGGCGGCAAGTGCATGGTCAACGGCACGGTGTACAACATCCTCAAAGGAAGGACGCTGATTGACGGCACGGGGTATGATATCACGTTTAAGCCGAGCTACGACCCTGTATTTGCCAACAACACGTGGGAGCAGATCATCGCGGCGTGCCACAATAACGAAGTGCCGGACACGTGGAAGGTGGCAGACCAGAAACCCATGACCATTGGCGGCTCGGACTATCTGATCGACATCATCGGCAAGAACCACGACGACTATTCAGACGGATCGGGCAAAGCTCCGCTGACGTTCCAACTGCATGATTGCTATAAGATAGCAAAGGCAATGCACTCCACTGCTTCAAATGCCATGGGTTGGACACAATGCTCTATGCGAGTAGAGCACTTGCCCATTATGTTGAAGCAGATGCCTGCGGACGTACAGAGCGGCATCCGTGAGGTGAACAAAATTTCCGCGAGCAGCGGTCGGAGCCACGTGCTCGTAACTACGAAAGATAGCCTATTCTTACTGAGCGAGGTTGAAGTTTTTGGTAGTTCCATTAACTCCAACTCAGGTGAAGGCACGCAGTACGACTACTACAAAGCTGGTAACAGCACGGTGAAGAACTTTAACGGCAGTGCATACGACTGGTGGGAGCGTTCTCCATCTGCCGGTAGCACCAGATATTATTGTACTGTCAAAAGAACAGGTAGTTCTATAAACAGTGGTGCAAATGCTATCCGTGGCGTGGCCTTCGGCTTCTGCTTCTAAAGAAAGGACTGATTATTTATGGCAATTTACATCAAACTCAACAACACCGAATACCCCGCAGAGATCAACGGCAACCCCAAAGACCGCTCGTGGGGCGAGCGCGACACCAAGACCATCACACTCACGATGACCACCACCGAGGTCGCGGCGCTGCTGCCCGACAACACGCCGTGGAGCATCGTGCTGCGCGAGACGTTAAACAAACTCGACAACGACGGCCAGCCCACGGGCGAGACGGAGGAGGTCGTCAACGAGTGGGACAACAGCGAATACAGCCTGAGCGGGGCCATCACCGACCACCGCGACGGCACGGTATCTATCAAGATGGGCAAGCCCACGGAGACAGAGAACGCCGTCGGCGCGGTGGTCGCCCTCACAGGTGAGGTCGTGACCATGGCGCGCGCCGCAGCGCTGCGACCGATGATCGAGGCGGCGGCAACGAGCCTGCCGGACAGCGACGCGGCAACGGCGGTCGAGCTGTTCCCGAAGTGGGCATACCCCGTCAGCTACATTGTGGGCAACCGCGTAAGCGACGGCGGCAAGCTCTACAAGTGTCGGCAGGCGCACACCTCACAGGAGGGATGGAAGCCAAGCGCAACGCCTGCGTTGTGGGTCGTGATCGATGTTACCCACGCGGGCACGCAGGATGACCCTATCCCCGCAAGCCGCGGTATGGAGTACGAGTATGGCAAGTACTACCTCGACGGCGAGGACGGCAAGACGTATAAGTGCGAGCGTATCGGCGAGGCCGCGGGCGGGAAGATTGTCTTGCAGTATCTGCCGCACGAGCTGGCGGGGCAGTATTTTAAGGCGGTCTAAGGCCGCAGAAAGGGAGCGGGATATGGATAATGCAAAGCACTACGATGACGCAGAGATCGCGTTGATCGATGCACGCTGCAAGAGCAATACGCACCGCATCAACGAGTTGCAGGAGCATCAAACGGCGCTTGACAGGCTGGCAACGTCGGTCGAGGTGCTGGCGACCAAGCAGGAGACCGTCGAGGGCGACGTCAAGGAGATCAAAGAGGACGTGAAAGCCATCACGGGCAAGGCGGGGAAACGCTGGGACGGGCTGGTCGACAAGGCTCTTGCGGCGCTGGCGGGCGCTTTTATCGCGTGGCTGCTGTCAGGGGTGGCATTATGAAGAAGCTGAGAAAGCGGGACAGGTACGTCATTGCGGCAGTGCTCAACCTCTGCTGGTACTGCATTGCGGTGCTCGTATTGACCGCACATGACAAGGTAGTGCCGGACAGCCTGACCGTCGCATGGTTCGCGGCGTGGACGGCAGAGCTGGCGCTGCTGGCAGGCATCAAAATCAAGGGAAAGGATGAATAATATGGAACTGATTCACAAGAGACTGGCAAACCTGATGAGCGTCAAGAGCCTTGTGACGCTGGTGTTGACGGGCGTTTTCGCTTACATGGCCGTCACGGGCAACATCTCGCAGGACTTTATGACGATCTACGCGGTCATCATCGCATTCTACTTCGGCACGCAGAGCCAGAAGACGCAGGATGTGATCGACAAGGGGGCGTAAACATGGCGAGAGCAGAAGACATCCTCACCATCGCGCGTAAGGAGATCGGCACGGTGGAGCAGCCGGGCAATCGCCAGAAGTACGGTAAAGCCTACGGCTTGGACGGCGTGTACTGGTGCATGCAGTTCGTGTGGTGGTGCTTCCGGCAGGCGGATAAGCGGCTCTTCTACGGCGGCGGGAAGACCGCGAGCTGCGGCGAGCTGATGAACTACGCCAAGGCTCACGGGCAGTGGGTCACGTCCGGCTATCAGCCGGGCGACGTGCTCATCTATGACTTTCCCAACACAAAGGTCAAGACCGATCATACGGGCATCTGCGAGAGCGTCAGCGGTCAGTATGTAACAGCTATTGAGGGCAATACATCGAGCGGCGCGGCGGGCAGTCAGGCCAACGGTGACGGCGTATATCGAAAGAAGCGGGCAAAATCGCTTGTGCTGGGCGCATACCGCCCGAAGTATGAGGCGAGCTATCGCGAAGTGCTCAAAAAGCGCGCGGGGCTGCTTGATCCGACGCTCGACTACCTCGCAGCGTACAAGTACGGGGATGACCTCATTAGAAAACTCGCCGTAATGAAGTAATTTGTTGGAGCGGTTAAAAAAATAAGGAAGGAGCACGGACGGCGAAAGCCACGCGCAAGCGCTCTGCAACGTCCCACACGGGGCATGAACAGTCAGCACAAGCGTATCCGGGCGGAGTTATCCGCGATGGCTCCCCGGCGAGCCGTCGAATATATCTTATCCCTCGAATTGCCACCTGAAGAGGCGGCGTGCATCATCGAGCGCGATGTGCGGCGGAAAAGCTGCGTACAGGTCGCAATGGAGCACAACCTGTCCGTTGACGCGGTGAAAAAATACCGGCAGCGGGCGTACCACAAAATTTCATCAGACCAACATGAAAAAAGAAATTGCCCCGCCAAATGGTGAGGCAATTTCTTTTGTGTAAAAAGCGGGCCGGGAAGAACCTGCAAAATTAAAATATCATGTTTCAGGTGGAAAGGCAAGCAGAATTGTTCGACGGTTTTCGACGCACTTTTTATACACTTTACGGACGCTTTTGAGCGTCCGTTTTTTTGTACCATATAAACAACAAAGGAGGTGCGGCGATGTACGACCGACTTTTAGCTTTGGGCTTTACCGAGCAGATGGCAATGGACATTTTGACGCTGTTCCCCGACCCTGACGAGCTGCGCACTTACGTCTATTTTGCGGAGCTTTTCCATGTATAGCTATTTCAACCCAAATCCAAATGGACGCAACGTCAGCGACTGCACCGTGCGCGCGATCTGCAAGGCGACCGGCAAGGACTGGGGCGAGGTTTATTTGTCGCTGTGCATACAGGGGTACTTAGACGGCGACTTGCCAAATGCAAACGCCTGTTGGGGCGCGTATCTGCGATCGCTTGGGTATCGCCGCTATATCATGCCGGACACCTGCCCCGACTGCTACACGGTCGGCACGTTTGCTGACGACCACCCGCGCGGGACGTATATTCTCGCCCTCTCTGGGCATGTCGTGTGCGTGCAAGACGGCGTGATCTATGACAGTTGGAACAGCGAGAACGAAATCCCGCTTTATTACTGGGTCAAAGAAACGGAGGAATGAACATGGCATATCCCTATTTCAGCCCTTACTATCCACAACCGATGCCGGACAACCTCATGCATATGCGGCAGATGCAGCAGCCACAGCTGCAGCCCATGCAGCAGTCTATGTTGCAGCCAGTGCAACAGAACCCCATCGCACAGGGCGGCGTGCAGTGGGTAAGTGGCGAGCAGGAGGCGAGAGGCTATCTCATCGCGCCCAACTCTGCCGTTGCTCTGTGGGACAGTTCCGCGCCGACGGTGTACCTCAAGCAGGCGGATGCAAGCGGGAAGCCGAGTCTCAAGATTTACGACCTTGTAGAGCGCGCAGAAACGCCCCGCACAGCGCCGCAAGAAAAGGGTACGGAATTTGTCACCCGCAAGGAGTTTGACGCGCTGGCGGCGCTTGTGGGCGAAATAAAGGGGAAGAAGAAACGCAAGGTTGAGGAGGACGAAGACGATGAATAATCCGTTTATGGCCGCGCTTGGCGGCGGGCAGATGCCGGGGCCGATGGGTGAGCTGATGCAGCTCAAGCAGAAATTCCAACAGTTCCAAAGCGGCTTTCAGGGAAACCCAAAAGAAGAAGTCAATAAGCTCCTGCAATCTGGCGCTATGAGCCAGCAGGAGTTAAATCAACTGCAAACAATGGCGAAGCAGTTTGAACCCTTATTCCACTAATCTTATCGTGGCCACGATTTGATAAATAAAAATTTTTCAAAGGAGTGATACTATGTCTCTTTCCGACGGTGCTCCCATGATGACTATGCCGGTCGCGCCCGCGAACAACTACGGCGGCGGCATGGGCATGTGGGGCGAAAACTGGATCTGGATTATCGTTCTTTTCCTCTTCGGCTGGGGTCGCAACGGTTTTGGCAACGGCAACAGCAATGGCGGCGGCGTGGTCGACGGCTACGTGCTGACCTCTGATTTTGCCAATGTCGAGCGCAAGATCGACAGTGTAAATCAGGGCCTTTGCGACGGATTTTACCAGCAGGCGCAGCTTGTCAACGGCACCAACATGGCGATGGCAAACGGCTTTGCACAGGCCGAGCTTTCCCGCAGCAACCAGCAGGCAGCGCTTATGCAGCAGCTCAACGCCATGCAGATGCAGGCCGCTAATTGTTGCTGCGAAAATCGTGCAGCTATCGCGCAGGTGCGCTACGACATGGCGGCGCAGGCGTGCGACACGCGCAACACCGTACAGAACGCAACGCGTGACATCATCGACAACGCCAACAGCAACAGCCGCGCAATCCTCGACTTCCTGACGCAGAGCAAGCTCTCTGACCTTCAGGCCGAGAACCAGGGCTTGAAGCTGGCGGCAAGTCAGGCGGCGCAGAACAGTTATCTGGTCTCGCAGCTGCGTCCCTCTCCCATTCCGGCTTACACGGTGCAGAACCCCTATTGCTGCAACCAGTATGCGGCTTGCGGCTGCTGACAACTGCATAGCATAGCTTTTTCGTGACCTCACGAAAATGTTCGGCCCCGTGCCGATACTGACAACAACGCGGCGGGGCAATAGCCCTGCCGCTGTATTTTTAAACGGGTCGATTTCGACCCCTTTAGGAAGGAATGATTTTGTGAAAACGGTTGACGAACTTAAGCAAGAATTTGTCGATCACATTGCAACTCTGAACAAGAGTGAAATGAGTATGTACGATCTTAGCAATTATGCCGATCTTTTGCGTAAAGCAGACGAATTATTTGCGCCCAGCTACGCGGAAATGATCGCAAATGGTGCGTTTGCCCCTTTTGGGGTAAATCAGAGGAAGGAGTGATACCAGTATGGCTGAGTTTAGTAATTCTAGCATTGCTTTGGTCTCTGCCGGGCAGAACGTCCCACTGACCGAAACGGCGGTCAATAGCAAGCCCTGTATCGTGCATCGTCAGGGCGCAGGTGTTGTCACGCTTCGCGGCCTCACCAATCAAAATCGCGCTTTGTTTAGGGTCTCCTATGGCGGCAACATCGCTATTCCCACCGGAGGCACGGTCGAGGCCATCACGGCGGCGCTTGCCATCAACGGAGAGCCGTTGACCAGCGCAACGGCGACCGTCACGCCCGCGGCGGTAGGAAACTACTTTAACATTTATGTTTCCGCACAGGTCTGCGTTCCGAAAGGCTGCTGCCTGACGGTCGCAATGGAAAACACCAGCACTCAGGCCGTCAACTTCGCTAACTCGAACCTGACGGTTGAGAGAATCGCGTGAAAGGAGAATGGACATGAGCAAGAAAGCAATGTATGATCTGCGCAATATGCTGTGCGACGAACTCGACGAGCTGGCACGTAAGGGCGAGCTTGGCGCGGGCGATCTCGAAATTGCGCACAAGCTGACGGACACCATCAAGAACATCGATAAGATTGAGATGTTGGAGGACGACGGCTATTCCCGCGATGAAGACTATTCTCGCCGCTATTCCCGCGACGGAGACTGGCAGTCTGGTATGCGCGGCGCTTATGACCGTGATATGTCCAATGCGAGACGCGGCACGCATTATGTGCGCGGCCACTATTCCCGTGATGGTGGTATCGACAACATGAAACGCCAGTTGCAGGAAATGCTGGACAACGCCGACGACGAAAGCATCCGCAGAGCCATCCAGCGCTGCATGGACACGATTGAGGGCTAAAGGGGGTGCGCCCCTATGGTCGACGAGAATGAGGTCAATCGCTGGATAGCTCGCCTTGAAACAGAGGAATCGAGTTGGACAAACTATGAGCGCCTTGCCGTGCTGTATGCCATCCGTGACCAGCAAAGCGGCAGCAGAGAGAGGGCTTTGCCAATGGCATACTCCGCAGCGCCCGCGCCAGTTAGCGCCGAAACATACGGCGACAGCGATTTTCTGCGCGCGGTGGCAGATGTTCCACCGGACAAGGCGTGGGAGATCATGGATGAGCTGATGGACAGTTTGAAAATTGTAAACGAGCGCGTCTATAATAGCGTCATGCGGAAGCTGATAACATGATAGTAATTTGTTAGTAACTGTGAAAGAATGAAGCGGGATAGCGAGCCGTTTAATCCAACATTATTGCATTTATTCCGCATTGTTCCGTGTTATTGTAACATAATTCCGCGAAATGCGCGTTTGTAGCTATTTGACGTGCATGGGGTCACAGGTTCGAGTCCTGTACCGCGCACCAGAAAAAACCTTGAAGCTTCAGTGGCTTCAAGGTTTTTTATTGCCCTGAGGTGCCATTTACCCTTTATCGTACCCTTTATAAATTGAGAACATTTGTGATAAAACCTTCCATGCGCTGTGCGCTGACCGAGCGCATATCGTCTGTGAAGTGCCCGTAGATGTCAAGGGTAAAGGCAGCGGTTGCATGACCGAGGTTGCTTTGTACAGTTTTGATGTCGTCACCTGCGCGGATGCAGTTGACGGCATAGGTATGACGAAGGTCGTGTATCCTCGCATCGGGAAGACCGATGCGCTTTACGATGCGCTTGAAGCTGTCGAAGATCGCACGGTAGGAGACATAGCGCCCGAACTCATTGGTGAACACCAAGCCGCTGTCTTCCCACGCGGGGCCTGCCAGCAATCTCTGTGTGGCTTGCTGCACTTTCTGAGTTTGCAGTAGCTTCATCACATACGGTGCGGGCGTGATGGTACGGCTCTTGTTGTTTTTTGGCAGGGAGAAATAATATGTTCCGCCCTTCCGCTGGCTTCTGCGGAGTTGTTTGTTAATGAGAAGCGTACCCTTTTCAAAATCCACGCAATCCCACATCAATCCGAGCAGCTCGCCTTCGCGCAAGCCGGTGAAGAGGTCAACGGTGAGGGGAATTTCATATCTGCTGCCTTTTAGGAGATTCAAAAGCTGAGCGGCCTGTTGATCGGTCAGCGGATGGATCTCCTTTTTGATAATTTTGGGCAGAACACACGCGGTCGTGGGATTATAGCGGATGTAGTTCAGAAGGACCGCCTGTTGGAGCGCCTTATGCAGTACGCCATGAATGTTCTTGATGGTTTTGGCGTTTAGCGCAGGCTGCCCGTCATGCTCCTGCGAAAGAGAGTTATAAAGGTGCTGGATTGTGTGCGCCTTCAGACTTTCAAGCGGGATATTGCCGAGCGCAGGCCGCAGATACAGCTTAGCCTGCCGTTCGTAGAGATACGCTGTGGAATCCTTGACGCCGATTTGATAGTCTTTCAGCCAAATATCAAGCCATTCATTCACGGTCATTTTACAAGGCTCTTGGTATACTCCGCTGTCGATCTCCGCGGTGATTGCGGTGAGCTTCTGCCGCACCTCCCTCTGCGTTTTGCCATAGACGGATTTTTGAATCTGCTTTCCCGTTCCGGGATCAATGCCGAGGGTATAGCGCGCCTCCCAGCGTCCGTCAGGGCGCTGGCGGATCGTGCCGCCGCCCTTGGCCCCTTTTGTCATTCGTGTTGCCAATGTTTCCTCCATTTCTTCTGAAATCATAAAACGGCCAGTCAGTCCGTTGTTTTATCGCTGTTTGTCGCTGTCGAGCCATGCGACAAAGTCTTCGAGCGGCAGCTTGCCCGCTACGCAGGCGTCGCGCTTTTCCCGCGCCGTCTTCGACCATGCGGTGAACTCCTCCTTGGTCATCGTTCCATACCGCACGCGAGCGTTGTGGGCCTTGTAGGAGCGTGTAAACTCTTTCGTGGCGGGATTCTTCATTTGCCTGCTCTGATACTGCACGACGGCTCCCATTTGGCGGCAGGTCTTTTCCGAGCCTTCCATCAACCGTGTGCAGTAGTCCTGCGTGATGTTGCCGGTCACAACAAAGTATCTGCCGCAGTTTTTGCACTTGTGGATTGGGAGCGGCAGGCGGAGACAATAGGCTTTCAGGTAGTTGTAGAGGTCTCGCACGGTGTTTGGGTAAAGCACCTCGCGCAGCGCAGTCTTGATCCCGCGCTCCCGCAGTATCTCCACGCTGTAATGGTAGGCGCTGTTATACGCTGGGCTGTCCAGCATGACCTCCTCTGTGGCAAGCTCGCCATAGCGCATATCGTCGAAATGGAGCAACGCATCGTAATGCGCCTCGCGGTAACGCTCTGCCGTGGAGTAGTCCGGCTTGTACCGGTCATCCAGACATACTTCGATCAGCGCCTTTGCATCACGGACGATGGCTTCAAAATCGTTGGCAAATGAAAGGACAAGCGCTGCGTCAGCATCCTGACCGTGCGCGTATGCCGATTCCAGCTCGCTCAGCTCCTTTGCGAGCAGCCCAAAGAACGGATGCACTTTGCAAAGCGGCAGTGACAGCTCCAGCAGCTTCCTCCATGCGGCCTCGTTCTTCTCCGTTCGTACCAGCTTATTGATCTCGGACAATACGCAATAGGCATCATAGAAGTCCGTATCGTAAAGGTCGATGAGACATTGGCCAAGGTCCTGCGTCAGCTCCAGATAGGTCATGCGGCTGCCTAATGTTCTGTCATACAGTACAAAGTGTTCTTTTCGCTCCGGCGTGATGTAATATCGGAACTCCATGTGTTCGGGAAAGACCATAGCTGTCCTCCTGTTAGATATACCAAAATAGATGTTGGAAATTATCTATTGACTTTTTCGTATCAACATTATACAATCAAACCACGATAGTTACATTGTGCATTATAATCTTTATAGTCCATAATGTCAACTAAAATTTTCAAAGGAGGTCATACATGAACAACAACTACGAAAATCTGCCCGCGGTGCTGAACGCCAATCAGCTTGCGGCGGCGCTGGGCATCTCGCGTGCGGGAGCGTATCAGCTCCTCAACACGGGGACCTTTCCCACGCTGCGCATCGGTAAGCGGCTGCTCGTGCCGAAGGACAAGCTCATCGACTGGATCGAGCGGAACACGGGAGGCGGGAATGGCAACTGAAAAAGAAACGACTGCCCCGATTCCATCTGTTGCACCAGATGGGGAGCAGCCGTCCGCGCTTGCACGCACAAACAGTATAACAGACATTGAAGAACCGCACAAGCGGTTTGGGAAAATTCAGGCCATGACCATGCCGGAGCTGATGGAAACACGCTTTCGCGTCCGCCCGGCGGTCATCGACGGACTGCTGCCGGCGGGGACTTACCTCCTCGCCGGTGCGCCGAAGATCGGCAAGTCCTTTCTCGTCTTGCAGATGGCCTATCAGGTGAGTATGGGAGAGCCGTTTCTCGGCTTTTCTTCCCGGCAAGGTACAGTCTTGTACCTTGCTCTGGAGGATACCTATGAGCGACTGCAAAAGCGTCTGGCGCAGATGACAGAACGGGACAGCGAGCGCCTGATCCTCTCTGTGTTCTCTGAAACGCTGGACGAAGGATTGCTTGAGCGCCTGACCGACTTTTGGAGTGAGCACGCGGACACGGTGCTCATCATCATTGACACCCTGCAGCGGGTGCGAGGCCGGACGCCGGACAACGGCAGCTATGCCGCCGATTATGACACGCTGGCAAGGCTGAAGGAGTTTTCCGATACCTTCGGCGTCACCGTGCTGGTCGTTCACCATACGCGCAAGGAGAGCGCAGAGGATGTGTTCAACATGATCTCCGGCACCAATGGCTTGATGGGCGCGGCGGATGGTGCGCTGCTCCTACATAAAGATAAGCGCACAGCCTCGGACGCTGTTTTGGAGGTGGTCGGGCGTGACCAGCCGCAGCTCCGACTGCATCTCCGGTTTGCTGCTGCGCATCTATGCTGGGAGCTGCTCGAGGCGGAAACAGAACGTTACAGAGAACCTCCATGCCCACTGCTCGAAGTTCTTTCCCGGCTGGTAAACGAAGAAAACCCGTCGTGGAACGGCACGGCGACAGAGCTTGCACAATGTCTTTCCGAGATGGACAGCAGCCGGAGCTTCACGCCGAACTGGATCGTGCGGACGCTGAATGTGCAGCAGGAGAATTTGCTGCGCGATCATGGTGTCCGCTACGTATCTTACCGCACGAAAGAGGGCAAGGCACTTTCGCTGCGGTGGGACAGTGTACGGTAATGTACGGTATGTACGGTAAAAATGGGAGAGGGGATATCCCCTCAAAATACCGTACATTATCGGACATACCGTACATTATCGGACATACCGTACATTATCGGACATACCGTACACCGGCAAGGTCATTTCCCGCCGCCTGCCGGCGCGGGAAATGACCACTTGAGGGAGTCCAGAGGGAACGGCTGGCACACGACTTTGGGACAAAGTCTAGTGTGTTATACCCATCACGGCGGGGGACGGGAGAAAATGCGCGGGGACGCCGTTCCCCGCGCATTTTTGACCGGACCGAAAAAGAAGAACGTGAGGTGTCGGTATCGACACCTCACGGACGCGCTTTTTCAGAAAGCCGTGATGGGGATTCTCCGCTCCCTCGTCCTCAAATACGACAAAGGAGGAACCGCAATGGCGTATGCCATTTTACGATTTGCCAAGCATAAAGGCGGTGCGTCCAAGGCGCTGAGCGCCCACCACGAGAGGACAAAAGAGAATTACGCCAGCAATCCGGATATCGACGCGGAACGCACAAAGCAGAATTTTCATCTGGTCACGCCGCGTTGGAGCTACGAGCAGGAGATCAGGCACCGCATCAGGATGGCGGGGTGCCGCGTGCGGAAGGACAGCGTGAAATTTGTGGACACGCTGGTGACGGTCAGCCCTGAGTTTGCAAAGGCACATGAAACGGAAATGCCGGAATACTTCTCACTGGCGTTCAAATTTCTGAAAGAGCGCGTGGGCGAAGAAAACATTATTTCCGCCGTGGTACACATGGACGAGAAAACGCCACATTTGCATCTGTGCTTTGTGCCGCTGACGAAAGATGGGCGCCTGTCCGCCAAAGAAATTCTTGGCAACAAGAAAAATATGATCCGGTGGCAGGACGATTTCTACGCCTGCATGGCGGAGCGGTGGCCAGAGCTGGAGCGCGGCGCGCCTGCCGTAGAGACAAAGCGCAAGCACCTGACACCGCAGTGGTACAAGAAAGTCACAGCGATGGATGCCAAGCTGGAGAAGCTGGAAACGGCGCTGAATGGTATCAATGTACTGAACGCGGGCAAGAAGCGCGAGGAGGCCGTTGCGCTGCTGGCGCAGCTCTTGCCGGAGGTGGAGTCCTTTCAAGCAGAGATCCAGCGGATGCAGCAGGCCGTGTCGCAATCGCTCTCCATGCAGCGATGCAGCGCCGAGGAAAACGAAACGCTCAAGGACGAGCTGACCGCTGAGCGACGCAAGAGCGCCGAGCAGAGAGCGAAGCTTGCCGTACTCGAAGAGCGTTACAAGAAGACGGAAAAGCTGCTGAAGCAGTTGCCGCCGGAGTTAACGGAAAGAGTTGAGGACAAAGAGAAAAGTCAAGAACGATAG